TCGAGCGCATGGGCATTGAGGAAGAAGACTTCCCGACCGACATCCCATCCATGTTTGAAGTTCTTGGCATGGTGAACCGTAGCTACATTACCGATCTGGCTACGGACGATTCTTTCACCACCGAGGAAGATCGTAGCGCGAGGATGTACCATCTTCAGTGCGCCCTCTGGGAGGAAGGTTGTTCAATTGTTGAAGCATTTGCCGTTGTGCGTGCCACCGAGTTCAACAAGTTTGAGGCAGACGGACGCGGCGACGGATACCTATGGAAGCAGATCAACCGTGACTATGCACGCTGGAAGGCAGAACACAATGGGCCGACAGAAAACGACCTTGAAGCATCGACCCGTATCGGTGCTTCGTACCTCCTGAGTGAAGCGCGCGAACTCACCCTTCAAGACGTGAACTTTCTCCACGAAAATGAGCAAGAACCTATGGGCCTTTTCGTGGACCAGTTCGCAGCATGGGCATCGACTAAATCGGCAATGGCACCAAAGCAATTCCACTACGCCGGTGCCCTCGCTATTCTGTCGTCCATGTTTGCGAAGTATGGTTTCCTGCCAATCAATGTCCAAAAAATGCCATTGAACCTGTACTTCCTTGTGCTGGGGCGTACAACCCAATCCCGTAAGTCAACGTCGTTGCGACTTGCAGAAGGCATGATGCGAGACGTGGCTGTCGGTATTGGTAAGGGGCCTGACGCTTTCATTGCGCCCGAAGATTCGACAGGTGAGGCTCTGTCCTCGTACCTGCGCACCAAGCCGAAGGAGAGCGGCCTCTTCGCAATCGATGAAGTTCAAGACTTCTTTGCACACGCTGCCCAGAAGGGCAGCTACATGTCATCGATGATGCCGTTCCTAACCAAGAGCTACGACGGCTACATTCCGGCTGTCGCACGTAAGGACAAGGGCGGCAAGGTTGCCTACCAGACTGCCACCCCGTACTATATGTCCTTCTACGGGACAGGAATCTTGGACCAGGCCGCGAAGCACCTAACGACCGAGAAGGTGGAGTCCGGCTTCACACCCCGCTGCCTTGTTGTTATTGACGACCGGGACAAGTACATCACGTCCTCACAGGATGTGAAGCTGGTGCCAGTCAGTGCATCGACAGGCAAGATTGAGGACAAGCAGCGTGACTTCATGCTGTCGAACTTGATCAAGTCTGTTGCCAAGTTCGATGCACAGTTCAGTGCGCGTCAAGCGTCGCGACTTCCTAACGAGGAAGTCCGTATCCCTATTGAGTTTGAGCCGGGTGTGTTCGAGCGCTGGATTGGCTTCTCTGAGGAAGCCAAGGTCATGGCTGAGCGACACATGCTGAACAGTCGTGAGCTGTTCCCTGGCACTGAGCGTATGACGTTCTCTGTCTTGCGTATCGCTGCTCTACTTGCCATGTATAACGGGCCGACGACAAAGGGCACTGTCGTTGTCACAATGCGAGAAATGCTGAAGGCTATCTCGCTTGCGTCCATCTGGCTGTCGAGCAATGAAGTGTTCATCCACCACGTGAAGAACTCTAACTTCAGTAACAAGGTCGATAAGCTCATCAACTTCGTTGCGCGCACCGACAACGGCCTTGTTCCGATTCCCAAGCTCATGCTGAAGTTCCAGAGTGATATCAGTAGTATGCGTGAACTGAAGGAAATCATCACATATGCCCAGGCACGCGGAACAATTCGTGAAGTCATCAAGGGCAAGACAAACAACGAACGATTCGTTGAATACGTAGGAGGGCAGGTATGAAGATTCTAACTACTGACTGCGACAAGCTGCCTGTTCTTGCGCAGATTCTACTGAAGCGCGCTCGTGTGGTGTTTGGCCTCCCAGAGGACACGCACGTAGAAGTCACCGACGACGTGAACGACAAGGACATTAAGATCACCCTCGGCACTGTGAAGGGTTACAAGGGTGATGCGTACAAGACGCTTTCACCTAAGCAGATTGTCAGCAATCCACAGTCTGTTCTGTTCCTTGCTCAGGCGCTTCAGTACGGCTACCTTGGCCCTGTCGATCCTGGCCTGGAACTCGGTAAGGACTGGGTGATCTGGCAGGGCGAGGACATCACCTTCAAGCCTGGCACGGTGATTGCTCTTGACATCGAGTCCGCTGGTGACATCGACGAAGACACCTTTGCTGCTGGTCGAATCCTGTCGATTGCCTTGTGGAACGGCAAGTTTGGTGTGGTTATCCCCGAGGAGCTTGCCGAGACAGACAAGGCAGCAGAGACCATTAAGAGGCTGTGTGACACTTGCGCGGTTGTCTGCCACAATGGAACATTCGATATGCCCTACCTGTCGAAGCGCCTAGGTATCCGCGTGTACCATCAAGAGGACACGCTGCTGATGCACTTCGTGCTCGACAACCTGGCCGGTGAGCATGGCTTGAAACCTCTCGCTCGTCGTTGGTTGCGAGCGAGAGATTGGGACTCGGATGCAAAGTCTTACCTGAAGGGCGGGGCGTACTTCGAAAACATCCCCAGGGAAAAGCTCTACGAGTACAACTTGGCAGACGTGGTATGGACCTTCAAGCTGTACGAATACTTCCTGCCGCTCCTGAAGAATAGCGGAAAATACGACTACTACCGCTACCGTATGCAAGTCACCAAGGTTCTCAACGATGTGCAGATGAACGGTGTTGCTGTGTCGTTCAATGCTCTCGATGAACTGGAAGAGAAGTATAAGCGTCAGTGTGACGAGAACCTTGTTGTCTTGAGGCAGCACGCGGGTGAGGACTTCAATCCTCAGTCGCCTAAGCAGATCAAGGACTACTTCAAGTCTAAGGGTGTGTCGTCCCCGTCTTTCGACTCCGACCACCTGAAGAAGCTACGACGCGAAGGCAAGGAGACTGAGTTCATCGACGCTCTGCTTGCCTACCGCTACGCTGCTAAGGTGATTGGCAGCTTCATTGCTAACGTGCGGCGTAAGGTTGGTGAGGATGGACGTATCCACCCGTACTACCTGCCTCACGGCGCTAAGACGGGCCGCCTGTCGGCTAAGGGGCCAGCAATTCAGACGATGGGGCGCGACAGCGGTATCAAGCGTGCCCTTGTCGCTGCACCTGGTTGCAAGATCATTTCGTGTGACTACTCCCAGGCAGAGCTGCGTACTGTCGCTGAGCTCGCGGACGACGAGGCTATGATTGCTGCCTTCCAACCGGGTGCGCCGGACTTTTTTGACGATCTGATGACAAAGATCTGGCCAGAAGAGTTCCCGACAATCGAAGCGTACGAGGCTTTCAAGCACGAACAGCCAAAGACCGCGAAGAACCGACGCGCACTGGTAAAGAGCGTGGTGTACGGTTTGAACTATAATAGAGGTGTACCAGCTATTGCGACAGCGCTTGAACAGCCTCTTGAGGCCGCACAGCATGTGGTCGATCAATACCTCGGCTCCTACCCAGGACTTCGAGACTGGCAGGCACGGGTTAAGCACAGTGTAGGACGGAAGGAAGAGGACCACGAACGTAAAACCAAGTTCGGCCTGACCTTCAATCCCCTGTTTGTGTCGGATAACAACTACAGTTCGACGCAGAACGAAGCACTCGCTTTTGTTCCACAATCCACTGCAAACGACATCTGCCTCAACGCGGCAATCAAGATCAATGAACAAGTAGGGCAGTACGGCGCTAAGCTGATCGGCCTTGTCCACGATGCAACCTATGTCGAGTGCCCAGAAGAAACCATCGAAGAATGTTCCAAGATGATGGAGCGCGAAATGGCTAAGGCAGCGACAATTGTGTTCAACCGTGTGCCTTTTGCTGCTGAAGCAGAGGTCGGTAACAACTGGGAAGAGGTGTAATGAACGCATCCGATTATGAAGAAGAAGCTTGCCTCAATGCTCCCGTCGAGCTGTTCTACGATGTGAAGCTCTACGCAGACGTTGCACGAGTATTCTGCGGTAACTGCCCCATCAAAGAACAGTGTCTTCAAGACTGCCTGCAAGCCGAAGAAACACCTGTTGACGGTAAAAAGTTCCGTTCAGGTGTCTTTGGTGGGCTTTCACCGAGCGCAAGGAATGTTTACGCTGGCACAGCATACGATGTGCTAAGTGATGATTGGGAGGAAGAATATGCAAACAGTAATAGCAATTGACCCCGGCGTCAACACCGGCCTCGTTGTTGCCCGTGTTGATGAAGAGGTGGAAATCCTACACTTCGATCAGTTCATCTGTTCGACGCATACCCAGACGGTGGAACTCATTAAGAGATACCTTGACCAGTATCCTGGTGCCACTGTCGTTGCCGAGCAGTTCGACCTGCGTCCTAATAACAAGTTCACAGCAGATCTCACCCCTGTGAAGGTTAACGCTGTGCTTGACTGGCTTGTCGATGACATCCATTACCAGACCCCAGCGCAAGCCAAGGGCCTCGTGAAGGATGCGACACTGAAGAACCTAGGCTGGTGGCTCACAGGCAAAGATGTGAACTACAAGGACGCCAACGACGTGAGAGATGCGTTCCGACATCTGGTGTACTACCTCGTACACGAGCTACACCACAAATGGACACTCGACAGCGGGTGGCCAAGGTAATAGAAAACCCCTCTGCTAGGAAAGGAGAACTAGCAGAGGGGTTTTCTCACCCAATCGCCCACAGCAACCACACAGAATGTGTTGATAACTGTCGCTACTTAGTATAGCACACTCAGCCGATCTTCGAGGCCCCAATACAGAGGCCGCCCCAGCCAATGTTGTTGACTGGGCTACACTGAATCTTGACAGCAACATTCACTTTGCCAGGGCTATAGGCGTAGTAAGGCATCGTCGCCATACGGAACGATGTGACGCCCTCAGCGTGGTTGTACGTGTTGGTAGTACCGACGTTGACAAACTGAGCATTTGCAATCGACTGGAACACGTCGATATTGGTGTCCTTGGAAGAGTTATTATTGTCCAACGTAATACAGTTGGAGAACAACCACAGGCCCTTCGAAGGCAAATCGATCATCTGGGTAATCGTAGCGCTCGCGCCGTGCTGAGTGTAGCGACGCCACTGAGAGAACGATTCATTGTTGTTCACATATAGAACATCTGGTGCGCCACCCCAGACCTTCTCAGATCGGTTGTTGGTGTACAGGTACATCTCATTCGTATCTGCACGATAGATCAAGATGTCCATAGCATTTGCAGCAGCACTCTTAATAGCCGACAGCTTGGCTGTCTCATCAGCAGCGTTCTTAGCAATAAGAATACGATTCTGCTGAAGCTGCTTGATGACATCAGATACAGAGTTAAAGCCCAAGTTCATAAACGCGGGCCAACTTTGAATAACGTCATTCGGACTGTAGACCCAGATCCCTTGTGGATTGGTAGCCATGGTCAGTACCTCACTCCTGTAATCTCCATGTACAGATGGGAATACCCATCCCAATTGTAAATCAACTGCGGTTTAGATTCCGAGCCTTCCACACCTAGATACATGTAACCATCGTAGTACTTGTCGAATGGGATGATAGTGGTGTAGTTAATGATAGCGTCGAGAATAAATTTTCCTTCTTGACCAATCGACCTGTACGAAGTATAGCAATAGCTACGCAAGACGTGGCCTTTAGACCCATTCATTACACCGACAGAGACGGCTGGTCCACGGCTGTCACCCCGGAAGAGGTCGGCACCAACCACGAGTTCAAGTGTCCCAGTCAAGGTAAGCTGCATGAACGAACCGGAATCACCCCAAGGCAAAGACTGGTACCACAGGTCTTCATACGTGCCGACACCACGACTACGGCCCGGCTGGGGGATGATCATCGAATCACTAAAGGGAACTGCCACACCAGAGTTTGAGCGGCTATTGGTGAGAGCGTTAATGCTATCAACTGAGTTGCTGAAGTTACTCTTTAGCAGCCTGAGTTCAGCTTCCAGTGAGGCAATTCGACGATCAACGTCAGTGCCCCAAGCCTGAGAAGGCTGTGGAAGGTTATGCTTCATGATGCTTAAATCCCCTCAGCGTTAGTTCCTCTAGTGTAAGGCCCGTCGGGTCTTCCAGTTGTTCGACACGTGGCGTATCAAAGATGTTCATCACGTCCCACAGGGTCGTCCAACCTTCACAGGTCAGATCGACACCAGTCTCACTGTAGTTCGCGGATGTAATCTGCCAACTGTACCTGTCGAAAACAGCCGTGGTCCCAGCCAAACGACCAAAGACCTGCACCCTGTCGGCCAGCTTACGGTTGGACGTGAACGACACCAAGTCGTTATAAATCTTGTCCATCGTCGTGTTCTTAGGCCAACGCTCTTCTGCCTTAGCTGGCAGCGGTTGACCAGTGAAGTCATCAGCATCCGACAGGACGACCGGCGGGCGCTCGAAGTCGTAGACAACAGACGTGTACGAATCATTCACTGGTGGCATCCCAGACCATTCAAGTGTAGTCTTCGTACCCAATGCATCCTGAGCAGCATACATGCACGCGGCGTACGCCTTATCCAGGCTGTCGATGAACCGAGAGCTAATCTTCAACGGCTCAGTCTTGTGGGGATAGCCGGTGTAGAAAGTCAAGACCTTCTCTTCGTAAGGTAGCGCCTGGCCGTAGATACGTAGCGTCGAGTAGTCGTTCTGCCCATCCGATTCAGCAATACGGTATGGCCCAAGACGCTTGTTCAGCATCCCGGTAACCGTAACTTTAAGCTGGTTCGGCTCATCACCAAGTTCGACAGTAAGACGGCCACCCTCTGCCCTCCACTGAGCAGGTGTGATGGGCTTATTATCCTTGCCGACAACAGAGTACACACTATAGGGTGGTGTGTGCCTAGTGGCACCTGGACCCCTAGGAGCCTGGATAATCCCTTCATGAAACTGGCCTATATATTTAGGATCAATACAGGCAGGTTGACCCATGACGCCCTTAATCAAGTTAGGTGTTTCGAGAATGAACTCCTTAGTCTCTCCCGACTCGACAGATAGCACCTCACTCTTCTTTGCGGCATCGAGCAGCATTTCACTACTAGGTGCGACTGGTGGCCAAATAAGCATAGTTGGGCACTCACCCCTGTGATTATAAGGGTCATAAGTAATAGTCCCGTTAGCTTCAATATACCCAGCGCTATACTCTTGCAGGTAATCAAGGCTGTAATCCACATAATATGTACACTCAATAGAGGAAGCTGGTTCAGACTGAGCGTAATTCACCTTGTAATCAGTTGTGTAACCTTGAAGCCGCGTGAGAACAGTGTGGTTCTTAAACACCACGATGGTGTCATAAACCCAAGTCACCTGAAACCCGACACTCGCCAACCAGTTCTTCAGAATAGACCACAGATTCCCCTTGCCACCAGGGAATGATTTACGGTCCTCCTCCCACTGCACAGATTTGGTTATGAACGGATTATAGACATCAGAAACAAATGGCTGCACCCACATCTTAGGCGGCTCTGGCACACCTGCCACCTCAAAGAACTTCCGAATAACCTCTGATACCTTTACCAAGCACATTGGCCCAATATAAGCATCAATATCAAGAAGGTAGAACGGATCGTTAAGAGTGATAGACCAGGACCAAGGCCCTGTCGTCAAGGCTCGTGCGACCGCATGGGTGCGGCCAAAGCGAACATCGTCTAGGATGACGCTCTTGTTGACCACGAGAGCTGGCTCGATCCCACCCGCGCCTTCAAGATGGTACTCAGAAAAACCGCCTGTCGTCATGTCCATGTCCATGGACACAGAATCTTCAGCGACAGACCAAGAAGTAAGTTTCTCAGCCGGAATACCCAGCGCCCGCATTACCACGAGTAAACCTCCTCTAGCGTCACAGAAGCAGAGAAATGACCACGATAGTTGTTAACAGTCAAAACCTTAGCAGTACCAGGAACAACCCTCAAATTGCCGCCACCAGACGGATACGAGTAAGTGTACTCAGGTGTTGAAGTATCAGGATACTTAGTCAGGCGAAGACTAGCCCAGCTAATGTGCCCTTCTTGAACAGGTTTCATAGTAATTTCCCACACACCTTCACCAAAGCTAAAAACCTGGTTCTTCAGCTTAGTAACGACATGCAGCGGCAAATCACCGCCATCAACACGCATAAAGCTCCACTCGAACGGGCGCTTGTTGTCCTCAAAACCGTAAGCGAAAAACGTGCCATACCACCCTTGTGGAATAACAACACGTTCCGTGTAACTACCAGGCTTACTGAGCGCGAGTGACTGCTCACGACCATTCAGCTTGTCACGCTTAGTTAGGAACAGGTTGTTCATGTTCAGCATGTTCGGCTTAAGAATGACACCAGGATGCCCGGTAGTAGAATCAACGTCCTTCGTAGGGAACAACGCTTGCTTGCCCCAATCGTTGAACGCGAAGGGGGTCCCGGCATGGTAGTGCAAATAAGGCAAACCCATCAGAGGCGACAGCAGGTTGTTGAACGCGAAAGGATCGGCATAACTCACCCACTCGTCACTCCTGTTCATGAACAAGCGACGGAACAAGTCAGCTTGTTCACGGTTAAGGAATGACCATGTAAGCTCGTAGTGCTTATGCCCATAGACCGAGCCATTCGTGTACGCGAATCCATTGAGCAGCGTTGTCGAACCATCGCCAGCGTGAATGTTATCCGACACAGGGGATTCATCAGGCGCGGGGAACCAAGACATAAAGTTCCCCACAGCGAAAAAGACCTCTCTCGTCTCACAACCCCTAGTAGACTCCACGATTACCACTCCTCGTATTGCCATTGTCGATGTTACGGCTAATCGCGCGACCATCAAGCATGACCGCTGTCGAAACAGCCTTCACCAACTGATTAAACTGTGCTGGGTTAATTGTAACCAGCCCATCACCAATACCACCAGAGTAACCACCACCAGACGCCACAGGCACCTGCATCGTGTTAAGTGCGTTCATGAAGCCCTTGCCGTAGAAATCGACAGCAGGCTGGGAAATGACGTACTCGCCACTGCGCAACTTGAACAGGCCTTGCCCATTCGTAGCCAGGAGATTGTCGGTGCTCGGGTTAGCAGGCGGACGCCCAGGCAGCAAACCACCACCCGCATAGCCGGGGATAGGACCACCCATAAACCGACGACGAATCTGACCAGCCTGACCAGCATAACGCGCTGCATCCGCCGCCTGTCCACGGGTCAAGCCCTTGGACATAGCATTTTGGATGTACTGCGAATACGTCAACAACTGGTTCAGCTTGTTGTAAGCCTGGCTTGTATCCGCATCGACAGGCACGGTCACCTGATTGCCGTGGATGCCGTCGATGCCACTCTGTGTCGAACCGATAGTACCCTGATCGGTGACATTTTCCTTCACGTCACGAGGAACCAGGCCAATCGTGTTAGTCAAGCTATCGAAAGCACCAGCCAGCTCGGTAACCTCACCCTGGTTAAAACCAAGCTGAGTAACCTGTTCAATAAACTGACGCTTAAGGCTCTGAGTGTACGCCTCAATCTGCTGTGTCGAGTGACCTGCAGCCGCGTAGGCCTCGATCAACCCAATCATCTGAGACTGCAACGACCGCAGAGCCTCACGGTTAGCAATAGCCGCTTCCGTGTAACCCTTCAGCGCGTACTGACCAGCTTGGAGGGTAGCGATCTCGTTGTTATTCTCACTGATCTTGTTCTGGCCCTCGTTGATCTTCTCCTTGGCATCATCGATGTCCACCTGCAAGGACTGAGCGCGCTCCTCATCGCCGTACTTCAGCGCGACAGCACGGAAGAACTCAGCATCATGCAAGTCTTGCTGAGCCTTACGCATGTCAGAAGCGAGCTTGTCGTTCTCCTTGCGAAGGTCCTTCACCTTCTTGGTCGTGTTCTCCACGTCCTTCTTCAGGCTGTTGAGACCCTTCCGGTAATTGTCCTGTGCCGTTGTCGAACGCCACCAAGAGGTCAGCGCCTTGTCGAGTGCAGACTTCAGCCTCGACAGGAAGTCCTCAAAGATTTCAGCAGCCGTCTTCGTTTCCTTGCGGGCATGAGATGCACCGCCTCGGCCACCACTTCCACCAGAGCGCGGCGAGTGCTCACCACCGCCACCACCGGACGAGCGCTGAGGCTTGGCGCGGAAGTTGTTGCCGCTAAACGCCGACCGCCCACCATTACGCACACCAAAGGTAGGCATACGAATACCAGACGACCGACCCACACCAAACGAACCCTTGCCGGTCTTAGACCGCGTACCACCGATAAGGGCTTGGTACCGTTGGATAGCACCAAAGATAGCCGAAACCTGACCAAGAGCACCTTGGGCCTGACCGACAGCGTTCACAGCATTGTTGACCATCTGATTCAACGAGGCATCCGTCTTGGAGTGGTCAACCTCGCCGGACTGATAAGGCTGAGCGATGATAGCGGCCATGGTGTCGCGCTGCTGTTCGAAGGCGCTCATGTCGAAACCCTGCGCAGTAAGGAAGTCAATCGTGTCTTGGATCGACTGCTGAGCGTACTGGTACGCCTCCTCACCAGTCAGGCCCATCTCCTCAATACCAGCAGCAGCGGCGTTGCCCATCTTCTCGAAGTACTCCGAGATAGCTGCAATGTTCGCCTGGCCAGCAGGAGAGTTCGGGTCCATCGACGTGCCGTTCTGCTGCATGGACTCGTACACCTGTTGCATGGCACTGTCGAGCGCAGCAGCGGCATCTGTCGAGGAGAACATCTCGTCAAGGACAGAGTGGATAACCTCGGCCATATCCTTGAACTCGCCCTTGGCATCGCCGATCTTGAAGCCAGCCTCTTCCGTCTGCTCACCAGTCTCTTCGATGCCCTGGCCGAAGAGGACAGCATCGTTCAGGGCGTCGCGCATTGCACCACCGACACCTTCAGACTGCCCCTTCAATTCATTCAGAGCGTTGATCTGGTCATCATACTTCTTGGTGGCAATCAAAATACTGCCAGAAGAGTCACCACCACCGATATTCGCATCAATGGCTGCTTGGGCAGCTTCATTAGAGCGCGCCTGAATCTGCTTGATATACCCATCGATATATGCATCAGCAGCATCCTTGCCACCACCCTGAGACTCAGAGGTCGTGGCCAGCTTGATGTACTTCGCATACGAAAAGCCCATGTCAACCAATGCTTGCTTGGTTTCCTTGGACATGTTCTTAAATGAATCAGAACCCTGAATGGCATCCATAATCAGTGCTTGAGTGTGCTCACCAATCTTCATGGTTGCATAGCCCATGGCCTCTGCTTGCTCGTGGGTAGCCTGAACTACCTGACCAGACTTATCCACGTAGTAACCAAGCGCTTGACCATTAGCAGTCAGAACTTCACCATTCTGTTCAATCGTAGCGTTCAGTTCGACAAAGCCAGTCTGAGTGCCGTCACCAACTTCCTTCGTATCCTGCACCAAAGCGTTCATAATCGCGGAAGTGCCACCCACAGCGTTCTTAAACTCATCCGCCTTAGCTGAAGCTTCAGAGAACGAGTCACTAAGGTACGTAGCAGCCACCGACACAGCAGCCAGGCCAGCAGAAATGGCAATACCCCATGGCCCACCGAACATCGACATCAAGCCAGAGCCGACAGCAGATAGCTTAGACAGGGCACCGACAGCCTGGCCAGCACCTGCAGCAACCTGAGCACCTGCAGCAGCCGCAGACGCCCCAGCAGAAGCCATTTGAGCAGCGTTCTGGGCACCCTTAGCAACTGCTGCCTTACCAGCAGCAGCAGCCACAGCGTTATCCGCAGCAGCGAGACGCTGGTTAGCTGCAGCAGCGGCATTAGCCGTACCCACGTTAGCGGCCAGCGACGCATCGTAGGCGACCACACCTGTCTGAGCTTGCTTCACGGCCTGCCACACGATGTTCCACGAGACCTTGGACTGGCCTGTCGCCTGGACCATGCGAGTCTGCATCTGCAAGAAGGTAGCAGACATCGACACAGCCGCAGCCTTCACAGCCAAGAGACCGACACGCACAGTGCCCACAGCCGCGAGCGCACCGACAAACGCCTGAATAGGCCTAGGGAGCTGGGCGAAGGCGTTAATGATGCCTGTCGCCAAGGAAATCAGTCCCTTGAATGGCACCATGAAGCTGCTGTTAATGGCCGCGCCCGCGTTCTGCAAGGCGTGCTGGAAGGCCTCGACCTTCGCAGCCATAGTGCCCATGATGATGCCCATCGACTCATCAATGAACGTCGTACCCTTAGCGGCCTTGTCGGCTTCCTTCAACTGCTCCACGTACAGGCCGAGGCTGTTCGACATACGCGACAGTAGCTCAACGTCACGTACGTTCTTGAAGCCTAGGTCCTTGATAGCCTGCGCCTTATCAACCTTGTCGTTAATGCCCGCAAGGTGCTGCAGGATACCTTGGAACACCTTGTTCGGGTCATCGCGCCAAAGCTTCTGGAACTCCTCGTCAGTCACGCCAATAGCACGTGCGTAGGTGTGCATCGAATCGCTGCCCTCTGCTGCAGCAGAGTTAATCGAGTTGAAGATACGCTGCAACGAACCACGCGCCCATTCCTTCGGAATAGCCAGCGACGACAACGTAGACGACAGCGCGAGAATCTGGTTCTGGGTAAGGCCAGCACTCTTGCCCTGAGCAGCAATCGACACCATCATGTTCGCAATCTCAGGCTCAGTCGCAACCGACTTCGCGCCGAGGTCCGCAACCTGGTTCGCAAGGACAGCGTAACCATCACCAGCACCCTTGGCTGATTCCTGCAAGCCGCCCATCATCTGACCGAAACGGCCGAAAGCTGTCGTCGCAGCCTCAACCTCCATACCAGTCACCGTCGAGAACTGAGCGACAGCCTTGGTGAAATCTTCAAGGTCCTTGGTCGGAATGTTCATCTGCGCGCCGAGCGTACCGATCTTCGACAGATCAGCAAACGACGTAGTTGTCTTTGTAGACAACTCAGTGTACGCGCGCTTCAGGTTATCCAAATCCGCTGTCGTGCCCTGGGCAGTACGCTGCACGTCAGCAAACGCACGCTCCTGTGCGATACCCGCCTGAGTAGCAGACGACACCACCCGGCCAAGACCAGCCGTAATCGCACCGTAATACACAGCCATATCACGCGCAGCATAGCGGGCGTTCTCGATAGCACGCTCACTCGCGCGAGGATCATTACGAGCGCTACTTGCACTCGTCCTCACCAACTGTCGATCAAAAGCACCCTGGGTCTTGATCTTCTCACGCTCAGTACGCGCGGCCTCTGACTCGCGGTTAGCGACGATCTTTGCAGACGCAGCCTCGACAGCCGCCGCGCGCTTAGACTCAGCAGCAGCCGTCGTTGCAGCCGCCTTAATCTCTGCTTGCTCCAAAGCCGTAAGCGCCTGAATCTCAGCAAGACGAGTAGCCTCGGCACCCTTCGCCTTCACAAGGCTACGCTCATCTCGCCCCTTCTGCTTCTGCAAAGGGAGAGCGTTATCCTCGTGCTTGACCGCTGCCTGAGCGCGCAGCTTCTCAGCCTGCGCCTCGGTCTTACGGGCCTGCGACTGGTTCAACGCCGCCTGGGCCTTCTTCGCCTTGTTCTCGGCCTCGGCCATAGCGTTCGATGCGGACGCCACCTCGCGCATAGCTGAGGCGGTATCCTTCAGCTTGGCAATGTGATCCTTGCTGAGTGCGTTCATCGTACGAGTCTCACGGATGAACTGTCGATACGCCGAGACAGCCTTATCGACACCAGCCGAAAGATCAGCCTTGCTCACATCCCCAGCAGCCTTATTCAGCGCGCCAAGAGCATCTGCCACAGACCGCAGCGCTGTCGCAGATTCCTTCAGGTTCTTGACCTTCGAGCTGTCGAGCTGCAAAGAATCAAGGACCGTACCACCACGGCCAGAAGGAGACTTCAGTGTAGCGACAGCGCTCTGAAGCGAGCCGATCTGCTTTTCCAGAGCACCAATGCTCTGCGCCGCCTTATCTGCGCCCGAGGCATTAACGTCAATGTCAATCTTGATCGACTCGTCTGCCACTTCCACTCCTAAGAAAAGTCCCTGATACCAATCTAATGATACCAGGGACCCTTCCTACTTAACCTGTTCGAGAGCTTCAATAGGCGTTGGTAGCGACTCTTTCGTGCCGTCCGAATACTCAACAGTATCCAGAACAGTGAATGAGCTTTCACCAGGTTTCGGATGCTTATGCTCACGATACCTATCAAGCTCAGCACACGAGTAGCATGTCGATGTTTCAACATGGAACTCAATCGCACTATGCTCACTGCGTCCATACCAGAGCGGCGTACCGCACTTGTTACACAGACTATCGAGATAGTACTGATAACCAGCAGACAAAGCTAGGTCCAAGTTAGTGTATTCAGTTTGATCTATTGGCTCCGAGTCCATCTCGTCGCCAATCCATGCGGGCACTGACCGAGCAAACATGCCAGGAGCACCGATAAACAACGTCGGGGGCTTACCTTCAGCCCTCGCCGTTTTCAACAAGAGAATCATCCACTGATTCTCCGGCCTCGACAGTTCCGTCCCCACGAAACGTAGGGTCACTAATCGCTTCCGACACCACGGCACCGAGCTGCTGGGCGTCGTTCCACGTACCGCAGATTTCCTGCCACAGGAACTCGGGAAGGTGACCACGCAGCTCTGCTGCCTCGTCTTCCGTCAGACCCTTTTTCGACTCGCCCGAGGAGTTGTCGATGATCTCGACACAGGAGCGAGAGATAACGTACTCCATCAAGCGATCTTCCCGCTCGACTGCAATGACTGCCTTTTCCTCTTCACTCTTGTTCTTCGTACTGAAGAACTTGTCCTCCCACACGCGACGCTTCAGGACATTGAGTTCCTTGTTCGACAGTGCGCGCAGACGAAGAGTAATCGTCTCCTTGCGAAGAGCCTCAAGCTCTTCCTGAAGCTCGACACCCGGCGTTGTGTCGGTGATCGAACGAGACATAGGGGCCTCAACGATCTGCGCGGTCTTAGCGATCTCGACCAGTTGGGCGAAACGCTCCGCGTTCTCAGTGTTCAACGGAACATCAATCGACTTCACGGTCGGCTTGATGGACGAGATAATCTTAGACAGTTCGAAAGCCATGTCTACTCCAATCAGATATGAGAATACCCCCGCACCTCGGAGGTACAGGGGTATTCTAGCAGAGTTGATCAGGCAGCGACAGCCTTGTTCAACTGCATAAAGCCCTGGGGCAGGAAGGGAACCTCAAACTGGATCGGCTTGTCGCCGTCTCCAAGAACATCCTTCGGGTTGTCCGGGACAACCTTAAAGGCCGAGAGTTCCTGACCAGCCTCGACAGGGGTGCCCTGTCGGAAGCCAATGCGTTGAACGAGGTAGCCCTCCTTCAACCCATCGAGCGTTCCACGCTTGAACAACTGGAACGCCTTATCATAGACGCTGGTATTACCAGCGGCCTTTTGACCCTTAGCGATCTCCTCACGGAAGAAGGTGAGGGACGCTTCATAATTTGCGATAGTCGGGGTCTTGGCGTTTCCACTATCGCAAATGGAACGCGAATCATCCGTATCACTGTCGGTTGCACCGAGCGTCATACCAGCTGCGATTGCGCAGCTGATGTCAACTGCCTTTGCCGTACCACCAGTGTAGGTGGCAGCCTTAAACAGATCGTCAGTATTCGTGATACCATCAGCCGGAACCCACCAAATAGTGGTGTTCGGACTCAACATCTTCGCCATAATCAGTCCTCCTGATCGGTAGTATTGTCGTCTTCAATGGTATCATCTGCACCACAGCAAGACGGCTGGGTTAGTGGTGTCTTGTCATCGACAAGCTCATACATGTCGGGCAGAACCGAAAGCTCCGCCTCGGACTTCTCGCACACGATATTGGTGTACACATTACGCACACGCATATTAGTCTCCTCTATCTAGGTTGACGTAGAAAGCCATACTGTGCTGAAAAACAGCCGGACGCAAAGTTGAATCGAAATCCTTAGACGTACCGACAGACGCAGCAATATTGATACCGTTTGACCCATCAATCAACACAGCACCAATAAGCTTTTCTTTCACAACCGACACAAGCCGATTGAGAAGCCTCTTATCCTCGCCATACACATCCACATGGAACGGGTGCTCATACACATCCAAGGTGTGCCCGGCAACTGACTTGTAACCTCGTAGCTGTCGATTGATCTCAGCGCCGCCGTGGTACACAATGTACAGCGGTGCATCCACCTTACGAGCAAAAGAATCGAAAACCTCAATACCCTTGATGCCACGCAACAGAGCCAGGCAAGCCTCGTCAAACTCTAGGGTCCGGTCTTTCACTTCAGCCTCCCGTAGAACTCTTCACGGAACACAGCCGTCACACGGGGAAGGTACTTTGCGGCGACAATGCCCTTCCCCTTACCACCACGTGCCTTGCCACGCAAGCCAGAGCGCAGATAGCCAGAAGTACGGTTACCGTAAGTACCATTCTCCTGCCAGGAGTAGTATGGCTTTTCGCGCTCCCACTTATGCCAGCCGATCTCGACGGTCTTACCACCCTTGGATGCATCAACACTGAATGTGTCGCGCATGTAGCCTGTATCGACACGTCGAGGGTCAGTACCAATCAACTGGCGGCCATACCCAGTAGAAGCAGCGGCGGCAGCCTTAGCAGCAGCATCGACCTTCTTCCAAGCAGCATCAATAATCTTCTTCTTCGCCTTAGCTGCAACGCCGTAACGGTCGGAATCGACCGTAACCTTAATGCCAGTAACTCGACCGTCGTATCGTACTGTCTTCTTAGTGCGTGCCATGAGCGGTATCACCTGTCTCCACATCACAAAGCAGCGTTACCTGCCAGTTTAGCGTATCAATCTGGGCATTACGCACAACAAGCTTCAAGCCCTCAACCCTGGTGTCGGTAGGCATTTCGTCTACTTGGAGGCGCATACCCTCACCAAACGACACACGCATACTCGGCTCACCCCACAAATCCTGCGACACAAGCTCGTTCTTGTCGAGATGCAAAAGCTGCACACGATAAGCGTGAACACCTGTCACTTCACCAGCCCACTCACGATTACGAGCACGCCAGTCAACGTTCGGTGTAATGTTCGCCCAACCCCTCCACACAGGACGATTGTCAACAGCCGACAGACCATCGTCAGCCGTCCAATCATACGAAACAGTATCAGGTGTTTCGTAGATACTCACCTTCGTATTAGCCAACAACTGCAATGGGTAGTACGAGGTATACAAGAACAAGGGGTGAATATTCGGGTCAATCGACAAGCCCACTAGAAGTTCACCGCCCAATCCACAGGCTCAAACGTTGGATGAACAACATCAAAGCAGATGTTGTTTTCCTCGTCTTCTCTTGCCTGGGCGCGCAACTGCTTAGCGCGTCCGACAATAGCAGCCAGCAACTTCGCGCCGTCCGTCTGCTTGTCGTCCGTCTTCAAGACAAGCAACTGCAAAGCCTTATCCATGCCAATAGCGTCACACGCATCAGCAGCAGCCAGCTTCACATTACCGCTGTTAACGGCGAGCAAAGCCTCGATCTCTTCATCCGCGAAAAGATAACGTGGCTCATTCCTCAAATCGCGCAAGTCCTCCAACTTGCGCAGATCAGGAATAAGAACACGCACCTGACCCACAGGCGAAGAAAAATCAATATCACTCATGAAACCAGTATAGCAATACCCCTGTGACTAAAAGCGACACAGGGGTATTGCTAATCAGGCAGGATCAGGCAGGATTAGGCATGCCAGTCGAGCCAATGATACCATCGTAGCTGACGAGGCCCGCACCGGCAATTTGCCGGATACGGATTTCGATATCATCATTGTCGAAGCTGCCCTCGTAGGGGTTAACGTCGCCACCGCCGATCATCTGACCAGTGGCATTGTGGATACGAAGCTCAGGTGCCTCACGACCCAGCATACCCGTCTTGGCCAGAACAGTCTTGCCATTCGCACGGCCACCCTTCGGAAGGAGGACCCACGCATTATCGCCACCAACAACAGAGATCAGATCAGACGTGACAACTTCCAGGTCCTTCAGAGGGTTACCCTTGATATCCGTGCGCTTACCGTTCTGCACACGGATTTCGTTAATTTGGGTGTAACCCCTAGCAACCTCAGCGAGAGCAGGGTTAGTGACAAGCACGAAGCCCTCGGGAACATAGGTCGAATGACCTTCACGAATAGTCGCAAGCGCCTGGTAACGAGCCGCAACAATCGCATTAAACGACAGCGGATAAACGTCGTGCGAAATATCAAGATCACCACGAATGTCCTCTGGAACAGTGGAGAACTTAGCCTTCGTCTTGTTGGTTTCGTTAAAGACATCAGTACGAAGAGTCTTCTTCTCAGGGTCAAAGAGCTGCAACAGGACCAAAAGGTCCTCAGTACGCGCAGCGATAGCAGCAGCATCCTTCGGGAAGCGACTAATAGCGTTCCACTGATCGTTAATAAACGCTTCGAAGCTGAACTGGACGCGAGCACCGTGCTTAGCGGTGGTAATAAATGCACCATCCGCCTGATAGCTCATGGTGGGGTACGGCGTCAACTCAGGCACATGAGGCAGAGTGCCCACAGGGTGCTTGTAGCCACCATTGTCGATAGGGGCCGTGGTGCTATTAGGCTTCAGCGACAGAAGCGAGGAGGCGCGGAAATCCGACAGCAGCTCCTTCGTCGCGATCTTGTCCCAAATCGTCTCATGAGCATCGTAATACTCTTGAAAACGAACATTTGCGGCCTTCACAAACATGGGGGCCAACTGGTCAGAGGTGATAGCCTCCTTCAGGCGCGCCTGCGCGAGACGATCACCCTCAAGAGCTTCAGCCAACTGGTTATTGAAATCAGCTTGGTCCTTAAAACGCATGTTAAAGTCTCCCTATCAGGCGTTCTTCGCAGGTGCGAGAACGACCTGCATCTTCTGAGGGTTGGGAGAGGCAGCAAGAGGCTCCTTCAGCCAACCGATAACAACATCAGCACCGGCCTTGACGGTCGTAATCTCAGGCTTCACACCTGCGCCAGTTGCGGCCTTCGCATACACAGGAGCGCCAACCTTAGCAGCGGCAACAGACTTGCCGACAAGCTCAAACACGCCACCGGCGACACGCACGGAAGCGTAGCCATGGCCATTCAGGCCGTACGTAGGAGCGACAAGGACTTCTCCAATGGTCGGCGTGGGACCAATGGTCGGCGTGGGGCGAACCTTCGACTGAAGAATACCCGCGACGCCGTTGTCCTTGTTGATAACAACGACATCCCCAGGCTCAAGATGAGCCTGCGTGGCATCAACAGGGAGGGAGAGAGTCTTCGAGTACTCAAAGATCTGGTTGTCGTTGACAACCGGAACCTTAATAGGCATGACTGCCATGGTAGTCACCAACCAATCTTTCCGTAAGATTCCTTCAAGGAAACCTCAGTGGACTTGTCTTCGACGGGAGTGGCGGTCGCAGCGACAGCCTCCTTGAGATAAGCGCGCTCAGCCTCAAGAGCGGAATCGACATCCGCGCCCTTCTTCACAGCCTCACGAACACGTGCGACAGCCGCCTCGGGAAGTCCCGACTCGGCAATCTTCTTGCCCGCTTCAATAGCGGCATCGACATCGACAGATGCCTCTTTGACCTTCTCGTCCTCCTTGGACTCCTGAATAGAAGTCACAACGGAATCGAGCTTAGAACCAAGTGCCTCAATAAGAGTGGCAAACTTAGTCTCAAGGTCGCTGAACTTGGACTCGATCTCCTTGTCCATGCCCGCCTCCTTAGTAATAGAGTTGTTTCGATTTGATTCTAGCAGATCAATAACTGCGCCACCCGCACCGGGGGCAGTAACAAAGTCAACTGAGCGAACACCGGCAAAAACAGGAACAACACCTGTTTCTGCAATTGGCTCGTTGCACCAGGCGTTAATGGAAACACCAATGTGTTCCCATTTATCTCGGATGATTTCATTCACACCCGAGAACACCTTACATATGGTGTAAAGTGCCCCGTCTTCCCCAACTGACGCGTCCTCAAGGAAGACGCCTGCATAGTCACGAATAGAACGCTCAGGGCGCTCCCATTCCTCGGACTCAGTAGGGTGGTCAATGAACATTTCCGTGCCAGCCTTGAACAAAGGTGCGGACGCAGCCAAGTTCTCAGCAGTGTAAATACCACTCGAACCCTGGCCTGGCACGATAATACGGATGCGGTACTTACCCTCACCAAGAGGCTCAGTACCAACAGCCGCCGTTGACTCATGCAACTTATGCATCAGTACTCCTATCTCGGTTGTCATTTGTACCATCAGACATTGGCCCAACACCTGTTGCGCGCCCGTCTTCAGCATCATCACTCTTTGTCGTGTCTTCTTCGCCCTCGTTCTCATCAGGCAGTTCAGGCAAATCTTCCAACGGCAAAGACCCTGCAATCTTCAGAAGTTGCAGAACACCAGAACGCATTTCAATCTGATGCAAAGCACCATTCTGATACGCAAGTGTAAGAGACTGAATACGACGGTGCGTCTGATCATTGTTGATCGAACCGTACTCAATTGTTACCTTAATGCCGAGCGCCAAGGCAATTTCATTCAACATGTCGATATGGAGTTGACGACGCAACTCCAACGCCTTAAACGTCGGGTCTTCCAGCGCAGTCTCAGCGCCCTGTCGTCCACCTGCAGAGCCGTCCGTCAGCAACACCGACAGGGGGATGTCGAGAGCAGCCGACACCATAGCCGCAAGAGGTGTGCCAGCCGAGAAGTCAATGCCCGCACCGGCCTTGTTAATCGCCTGGATGTCCTGACCAGCTCCAATGTTCGCCGTGCCCCCGACACCAGGACCAGCCATACGCTGCTGGACGGCCTGTTGCTGCCTGGAGTTGACACTCGTCGCCTTGAAGGCCAGCTTAGCCAGGGACTTCTCCATGAGGTGCGCAACCTCAAGATGTTCCTTGTACCGCTGCGCATACGACATAGCACTCATGAGATCAGGCTTACCGTATTGCTCCGACATCAGCCGGTTCACGGTCGCGTACACAGCCGTCAAGCGGCGATTCACCTTGTAGTTAGACTTAGTGATCTTCACACCCACTCGGTCCCACAGCATGTACCACTGAGGGTCACCGCTCACGACAGGGTTAATCAGGAGTGCAACGACATCTCCGGTTGCATCATCAGTCGCCACACCTGCAAGGCGCATGAGCGGAACAGGCGTAACAGTCTTCGTCGCCTTGTCGATCAAGTAGATGACGCAGCCGTCCGTATTGAACGACTGCTCATCACGGACACGGGCCTGAACACTAAAGCACGCCTTCGCGTTCTCATCAATCACCTTGCGGGCCGGTCGCGTCTCACCCTTATACACGACCGGATCCGCCCACATATAGGCGTTACGGACAACCAAGCCACGCTTCACAATCGGATTAAGAGTAGCCAAACGACGTGCGCGCGCAGAATGATCCCTAATCACATCAAGTGTAATCAGGGCATCCGGTCCCTCGACAGCAGACAAAGGCAACCAGCCAATGTCTTCGCGCTTGAGACGCGCTAGGGTGTCGGAAAAGGCCCCCATAGCCTCTCTAAACGTCTGCTCATACTTCATGTAAATTATCCTATCATGCTAGAAATACAGACAACTCTTCCTCGAACATGAAGTCCAAGAGGTCATCCTCTTCGAGCAGATCATCCGGTGAGTAATACTGGCCTTCTGCATCCCCAGCCATAATTGCCCCAATATTCTGGTATGCATAAATGACAGCATCAAGAACGTCAGGCGACTTGATGCCACGCTTACGCATATTTTCCTTCGATTCAATAAGCAGCGCAGACCCACGGTACTCGTACTTAATCGAAGCAATCTCGTTATGCAGCTCATCATCATCCGGCAAGAAGACACGACCATCAGCGACAGCCTTAGCGAACTGATCATACATAGCGGCGCGATAGTTGTACCACTTCGTGCTATCCCCGGACTTCGCGTTGCCGTGGATACCTACGACAGACATACTGGGTGGCACGTAATTGTAGATGCTATCGAGAACAGACGCACCAACACCAATCGCGTCGATACGAATCTCGACAGCCCCTAGCTCCGTGGCCAGCTCGCCCACCTTGCGTGCAAGCTCAGGCCCGTTCAAGCCTTGGTAGCGGCCATGAATCTTGATGTAGCCACCCTGGTTCGACACAATCACCGAGCTGTCGGAACCATAACGGGCAACGTCAACACCAATGGTGATCGGCATACCCTCGTCCGGCTCCGAGGTGTCGTAGGCTTCCATGGACTGCATGACGCGCCCCATGTTGAACAGACCATCATCCGACACGTCAGGGAACTCGCCGAGCACGCGCGCCACGAAGCGGGGGTCATCCTCGCCCCATTCCTTCTTGCGTGCCTCAACCCAGTCAACCTGCACAAGACGAGTCGCAACTTCGACAGGTACAACCTCACCCGTGAAATTGGGTGTGTCATATGCACCGAACTGGATGATGTTCCACGAGCGCTCTTCAGGCTTCAGGCGCATTTCCCGCTTGTAGACCTCGGCCATGTAGCATGAGGGGTCGTTAGGGTTAGCGATAGCCAAGATGCGAGCGTACTTGTTAGTCGTGATTGCGTCAGCAGCGGTGAAGATTTCCTTGGAAATGCCTCCCGCCTCGTCCATGATGACGAGCACGTACTGGTCGTGGACACCCTGGAAGCCGGACTCGTCCTTATCGTCTGGCTTCATACCGAAAGCGATAGGGTCTTGCCGATCTCCCATCTTCCACGTCGCATCGGCGTTAACCTTGCCACCAATGCCAGCATCAGCCTTGACACGCGGTATTTCTTTCCACAGGACGTTACGGACCTGTTTCCAGTTTGTCGCCGTCGTGACGACTGTCGTATCATCGACAGGATGAGTGTCTACCCACCAGTTGACAAGGGTAGCTGACAGGCGGCTGTTATGGGTTGGCACCATGTGCTCACCCGCTAGGTACATGTGGCTCTCGGAGTCCACCTCAATACACTGGGTTGGCTCAGTCGGCACTGGCACGACATCGACAATGGTACGAACGGTCTTGCGCGAAGCCTGAGCGTCTTGCTGAGGGCGCTCAAGGCTCTTCACAGAACCGGGTGTGAACGGGTCGAACGTAGGGTTGAACACCATACGCCACCGAGGGCCAGCATCTTCACCATTCAGGTACGTGCGTTCCTTAGACACAGTGCAGCGCACACCAAGAGAACGAACCAGCTCGACAACACCGAGTGCCAACTGCTCGTTCATAAGGTCAATGCCGACACACGTAGTTGCCTTTGTGCCAGCGTTGAAACCGTCAGTGTCCATGAGGCCGCGTAGGAGATCAATCCTCTGCTCGATGGACGCACGCAGATACGCCTGGGGAATGTGCTTGTTGTTCAGCACACCAAGCTCACGCAGCTTAGCCTTGTGGTTATCCTGGCAGAACCCATATGGAGCAGCCTTTTCAGGGGCGTGCTTGTACTCTTTCAAAGTTACACCACGAGAAGCGAACTCATCAAGAATATGCTGCTTACGTGGCCCTAGAGTAACCGCTGGGGCGGCAGAGTTGCCGTCACCAAGCCACACTCCAAGCACATAGGGGTCAATCAGCAGATCAACTTCTTGTCCGACAATGGGTGCGTTAATCGGAACGTAGTGGTTAGCCTGGTTCTGCTTACCATGTCGCAGAGACGACATGATCTCCCGCGTCTCGCGGGTACGACCATAAGACCAGCCATTACGCCAGTCACCGTCAATATGTCTACGAGCGCGTCCAGCCTCCTTGAAGTCCAGCGTCACCCATTCATGGTTAGGCGAACAAATAATCTCTGCGCCGTCATTGAAGATGACCTTCACAAGGTCATGGTGGAAGATTCTTGACTTACCAGTAACCTTAGTCGGCCTGCCTAGCTCATCAAGAACGTACTCCCCTACCTTCACATCTCCAACAGTCGTCCAGCCTGTAGGTGTGGGGAGTTTTTGACCGAGTGTTAAGTCTTTTCCCACACCATTGCCAGTAACCACAAGGGTTTTCTGATGTTCAACAACAGACTGTGAAACTTCACGCTGCTTCGACCACATGAACAGGCCGTGGTCCTCAGCCCACTTGGCAGGGTTGTTACGCCACACCTCAAGACGCTGGGCATCAGAAAACTTCTTAGCGACAGCACCGAAAGGCAGCATTACTCACCCTCAACTTCCACAGTCGCCTCAAGAAGAGCAGCGGGCTTGTTCACGGCCTGAGAGAACCAGTCAGCCTTGTTCGTCTCCAGGGCGCGCTTCGCCTTAGCCGACAGGTGCGGGTACATGAGAGCCGTGTATTCTTCCAACACCTGATTGGTGAACGACAGCATGACATTGACTTGCTTCTCTTCGATCACGCGAATCTCATGAGTCACCGTCTGTCGCTTCAGATTGGCAACCTCGGAGATTTCACGCAAGACAGCAAGAACAGCCTGAAGGTTCTGGCCCCAGTTACCCTTCTCATCAGCAAGGCCGAACATCTCGATCTGGCTATATGCCATATCGACAAGTGCATCAAGACGATCAAGCTGCTTGATGCGCTGGTTGCGAGGCGACAACTCCTGTCGGCTGTCGTAGTAGGACTGCTCGATAATGAACAGTTCTTCAGACGTGAAGCCTGTTGCCTTGATGATTTTGTTTCGTTCAGTGCCGCGCTTCAGCAGCGACAAGGCCATGTCGCGCTTACCGCGCAGCTCTGGGTCGTCACTCGTCAGCAAATTGCGCGAGCTGTTCTGCGACATCATTGAGCACATCCTTCACAGTCTTCTCAAACTTGTTGTCTAGGTACATATACGTGCCTGCAATGCCAGCAGCCAAGCCAACTGCAAGACCCACCAGGAACCAAATAAACAGCATTAGTCCTCCTTTGGTACCGAAGGAAGGTCCTCTACCTTCACACCGGCTTGAACAGCGGCGACACGCACAGCGTAAGCGTGCTCCTTCCACAGGAACGCTTGCGTGCGCAGCTCAGCTTCCAGATCGTCACGGGCCTCTTGGACTTCTCGGGCCTTCTTATAACGATCTACACACATGTCGATAATAGCCTTGATAACAAGGGTTACGGCAGAGCACACCAAGCCCACCAATGCCGTGTTCATACGCTAACTCCTTGTTACTCACTAACGGTTGACAAGTATTCCTGCCTTGTCTTATGGTACCGTTCCTCAGCCTTCTCTAGCTTGCTCTTCGGCAGAACCCCAGGCCGATACGAGTATGGCCACACACGCAGAGCACGCCCCAGGAAGAACAATGCAATGATTACTGACAAAATAATACCATGGAGTGGCCAGCGAACATGTGCCGTGGTCAGCACAAACTCGTTAATTGACACCAACATGATGCCCACGACAGCGACAAGCGCAGCGGGGCCTTCCAACCACCAGGAACCCAACCACGCCGAGGGTGCGCCCATAATCCCGGACGCGACCATTAGTACTCCCGCAAGGGTGATAACCCACGGAAGTGAACTGTAGCTAGTAATGAACCCCAAGCCAGTAATCGAGATAGCAGTGTAGATAACCACCATCACCGCCGTCACCGACCTTGGCTCTGACATAGTACTCAGTAGATTCTTCATGGCCCTTATTATAGCGAACACCCCCTACCAACAAGTAGGGGGTGTCCACACTAAATGTCACTCAGCGTCAGGAGTGCCATAGGAAGGGGCAAGATACGTGCCACCAGTATGAGACGCTGCCAAGAGCAGTGCCACAAGGCCCAGCAACTTATCAGCCACATCGAGCCACTGTGCCGACTGCTCAGGGGCGACAAACCCATAAGCGACACCAATGGCCAACAGTGCTGCAACAATGCCGTAAATCGCCTTACGACGTTCCGGCGTCAACACTGCCCACTTCGTTCGATCTGTAGTCAAGACTTCAGGAACCATGTCCAGTACCTCCTTACTTAGATTCTACCAGCTTCACGATTCCATTGTCGTCCTGTTCGACAACGATGCGACCCTTCAGCAACTTTCCGTCCTCACCGAAGATCGAGCAAGCACCATCGAGTCGCGTCTGGCACAGGCCGGTGCGCATAGCACCCGTCTCGGCAAGGTAGTAGTCATCGCCCTTGTACGACAGCCAGCCGGTGCGCATAGCGCCGTTTTCCTCAAGGTAGTACCACTTGCCCTTGTCGAGCTGCCAGCCGGTTTGCATCTGTCCCTTGTCGTTCAAGAGGAACCAATGTTCACCGTCCTTGATCCAGCCGGTCTCCATCTCACCATAGCGAGTGTCGTGGACATTGTGCAAGAAGTACCACTGACCATTGATGTGCTGCCAGCCGACCTGAAGCCAGCCACGGTCATTGGCGTAGTACCACTTCTCATTAACAGGGAACCAACCAGTCTCCCACGATCCATCCGCAAGGCGGTACCACCAGCCGCCGTCCTGTGACACCCAGCCTTCCTTGTTGGACAGGTCAGCATCAAGGTTGTCGTAGTACTCCTGTGCCTTCTCGATGTACTCGCCAGCGTACTTATCACGGAGGGAAGCTGGGCAGGCAGTCGAGTAAAAGTCCGAGTGGGGGAACACATTGGAGCGCCACTCAGGGCGACCAAGACCATACGCACGACAGATAGCCGCGGTCAGGTGCGCGCCCGCGTCGATGGTCTCATCCCCGACATCCCATCCGCCCTCAGCACCAGAGCAGTTTGCGTGCTCGATGCCGATACTCTTCTTGTTCACACCAGGGCAGTGCCATGCAGTGTCGGAATCATGTACGAATTGGCAGATGTTGCCGTCGATGTCAACGTTGTAATGGGCAGAAGTCCCATTATTAGTGAAGGCCCCATACACACCAGCATGTGTCATAGCCTTACCTGCGTTGTGGTGGATGACAACACGATCAAGGGCGAAACCACCACGCCCTTCATCGAAGTTGTCGATCCAGATGTTGTGGTCGGCAATCAGATCAGTCCAACTAATCATCGCTTAATCTCCCAAGGACCCATGTACGACTGCTCAGCATTGATGACTTCGGTAAGTGTTTGAATACCCTCGTCTGTCACAAATACTTGCCTATGATGATTCTTCCGCTTCCCGCTGTTGGTAACAACGGTACGCACTCCGAGAAGGCCCTTAGCCTTCTCAGTAGGCATTTTAGACTCATAACTGCGCTTCAAGTACCCGGCACGACACAAGCACCGAATGACCTTGATCGGCCCGATATCGAAAGTTCGCGCGAACTCCAACAGACTTGGTTCCATCACGCACCGTCCACATCAGTGAAGATGTCTGCAAATGGGTTATCCCCAGGCTCCGAAAACTCCATGTCGATAGGCGCTGCCTCAACATCGACAGGCCGCAGAACGTCCTTCGGCTGCCGAACAGACTTGAAGATAAGAGTCCAATCGACTGGCATGTAGTCACCCAACAGAATCATGTCCTTTAGGGTCAACGATCCCTTAACCAGCTTATTGTAGTAATAGCGCGAAGAATCAGCGCCAAGCAGTTTTCCGTCATCTGCTGCTGACAAGCCCGCGTCAGTGAACTGACGTACCACAAGCTGTCGAACAGTGCCCACACGCTGCTCAACACTATCTGGATGCTTCATTGGTGTGCGGGATGCACGGGCCTTAGCCATGCGAGCACGTGCCTCTTCGAGCTTAATTGGGTCAGTAATCTTAGTCATTCTGTGTCTCCTTCTTCAAGAGGTCCGGTCGGAAGCCGGACCAGTGCTTCTTAATGTCTCCACCCTCACGCACAACGACGACAGGTGCTTGCTGATAACCCAGTGCGCGGATAAACGCCAGTGCATCCACATCTTCCGTTACGTCGATGCTATTGAATGGCAGTCCAAGCGCCTTCAGCTTGCGGTACGTAGCCGTGCATTGCTGGCAGCGGGGCTTGGAGTAAACGTTGATCATTAGTTGATCCTTCCGGTCGATCCGAAACCACCTTTTCCGCGCTTCTTATCTGCTTGGATGGGTGGTTGTGAGTAGAGGGCCGAGGTGCCCTCTAGTCTGACGATGACGATTTGAGCGATACGCTCATGTTCTTCCAGCACGACAGGGGTGTCCGTGCTCATGTTCCACAGAGCAACCATGACTTCACCTTCGTATCCGGCGTCGATAACACCGACACCGTTGGCGAGGAGCAGTCCCTTCTTGCTCAGTGACGAGCGGGCAAAGACAAGGCCGACAGAACCGTCGGGGATGTCATGCTTGTCTGGACAGTACCCTGTCGGTACGAAGACTGTCTCACCTGGGTAGATGATGACGGATGTCTTCGTAGAGAGGTCGAAACCAGCATCATTATAGTGCTGTCGTTGTGGTCGCATTGGTTCTCCTTTGTGTTATCTAGGCAAGATAGAGGGCCAGCACTAACCAGCACTGGCCCTCTACTTATGTGTCAGCGAGTCGTGCCGTATCGACCGACACACCAGGCCACAGTCACGGTGGCTGCACCGAACAGCAGCGACAGAATACCGATCACGGCGGCCTCAGAGGCAGCACCAGTCTTGGCCAGCTTGGCCTTCGGGGCCTCAATCGTTGGCGCAGGCTTAGGCGCGGGGGCCGGGGTAGAAGTCGAAGGCAGAGGCGGAATAGGCTCAATCTTGCAGGGCGTCCGGTCCTTGTCTCGGTCGGGGTGGATCGTGCAAGGGGTCTGGGTCGGCGTGGGCGTCGGCTCATCCGAAGGCGCAGGGGTCGGCGTCGGCTCGGACGGCTTAGACGGCTCAGGGGCCGGGGCCGGTGTCGGCTCAGTAGAAGGGGCCGGTGCAGGCGTAGACGGCTCAGGTTCCGGCGTAGGGGCAGGAGTCGGCTTCGGGTCCTCAGAAGGCGTAGGTTCCGGCGCGGGCGTCGGCTTCACAGAGCCGTCACCATCAGTGCCCCCATTAGCCCTAATCGTTGCAGTCGCTTCGAGCTTGAGGCCATTCACCTCAGCATGGTTGGTGACCGAGGTCTGGCCCTCGGGCACCTTCATCTGCTCGGGTGGGTACGTGGCACAAGTCTTAGACCCTTCAGGCGCGGTGAAGCGAATCGTGTTCGCATCCACCTGATCGGCGGTAACAACCTCGGTCGTAGCTGGGTCCCAGGTTGGACCTTTAGCGCACTTCACGTACGTGCTCAGGCGGGTGTCGAAGTCCTTAACGGTGTACTCGACACCACCCTCAGCAATAAACTTGATGCCCCATCCAACGGTTCCGTTGGAATTGGTCCAACCAAACTTAATGTTGGAAGGCTCTGCATACTCAAAGTGGGCCGGACCATCACAGTCCTTAGTGCAGACGCCGGTACCTTCAGCATCGCCCCAGATGAGCTTCCTCGTCACCTCGCCGTTGAGGGTGATTGTACCCTCGTTAGTGCCAACAGCGGCGTCCTGAAGGCGCGCACGCGCCCACCACGTCCCGCTGACGTTCTCCTTATCCTTATAAGACTCAGGCACCTCAGTCACCTTGCAGGTCAGCGTTGCCTGATCGGCGCTGCACTCACCGACGACAGTGCCGTCATTGAGGGCGAATGGAAAACTAGCGTTCCACTTGAAGCCGCCATCCTTAGACGCGACCGTGAAAGACTGTCCGACAGCCAGTCGCTCAACGGTCCAGGTTCCACCCACATTGACCTCGGAAGAGGTCTGTCGAGACGAGGACGTGGCCTTGGTGACCTCGGCCTTGATCTCAGGGGCATTGTCAGCGGCGTACGCTGCCGCTGGAGCAATCATCAGTAGCGTGACACCGGCTGTCGCAAGAAAACGCTTCATAGTTAATGGTCCTTTCGTAGTTGTCTGGGCTGACACTTAATAGCATAGCTGACAGTCCGAACAAGTTACAAGGTATAACAGCGTGACTCTACTCACACTATAGTATCATCCCCCTACCGAGGGTTAGTCGATAGGGGGATGAGTCCTCACGCATTTGGAACCCGCGTGCAAGGCCGGTACTTGGAAGGCGAACCCTCCCGTACCTAATCCTGAGATCAGAGGCGCGCTGTCTCAGGCCGACAATCAGAGGTAATCCATCGGACGATGCTCCAAAATCTCTTCCATCTTATGACCGGGCACAGTGTAGACACCCGGCGAGACGACGCCATAGGTCATCGGGGTAACCATCGTCACAGGAGCCTTCTCGACAATGCCCTGATCGAGCAAAGCAATCAGCTCAGCATCCTGCGTGGTGATCGTGTAGACACCCGTACGGGCCTCTTGGGTGATGGTGGTCTTCATCTCATCATTCTTGATGAGAGACGAGTAGCTACCCTCGAAAGCCTTACCCAGCTTGACTGCCAGATCAATGATACTCATGGTTACTCCTTGGTTGTTGTTGTT